GATTGTCTGGTTTAGCAGGACAAAGATTAGGCTCACAACAAGCATTAGGCAGCACACTACGTGGCGTTGCTGGTGATGTTTTAGGGGCAGAAAGAGGGTTGGCTTCCGGTCTGGGTTCATTGGGCGCATCCAGACTGGGGTCACAACAACAACTTGCTAGTGGTTTAGGTCAAACCGCGCAACAACTTTATGGCGCAGGTACAGGTCTAGGCAGCACGTTGGTAGGCTTCGGACAAGCTGGACAGCAGGCGCAAGCAGGCGCCGGTCAAGCAGCGCTAGGAGCAGGACAACAGCTGTCAGGTGCATTAGGTCAGATGGGCGGACTCGAAAGTCAGATCGGCCAACAAAGGTTCCAAGCACAACAAGGCTTGGGCGGATTCTTGCAAGGTCTGGGAAGTCAGGCGCAACAAGCAGGTATGAGCGGTGTTAACTTGCTATCCGGTATCGGTGGACAGCAGCAACAATTACAACAACAAATGTTAAATGCTCAAAGAGCTAACGCTCTACAAGCACAACAAGCTCCGCTACAGCAGTATCAAGCGCTTTTACCGTTTATCGGTACAGCGGCTCAGACAGCTGGCACACAGAGCAACGTACAACAATTCGCACCACCACCTAGCCCATTGATGGCAGGTCTTGGTGTTGGTTTATCTACGCTAGGCGGTATAGGTAGCTTTATGAACCAAGGACAACAAAGGGCGGTCTAATGGCTATTGGCAGACCTCAAATGGAAGAGCAGATCAAAGGCTTTGCTCCCGGTGGTGCAGCTGATGCGGATCCGTTCTCAGGACCGATTGATCTTGGCTCGATTGATCCAAACACGTTACGGTTGATGATGATGCAGGCTAATCAACCAAAATACGAAACCAGTTTTGATAAATATCAAAAAAGATTAGCTCCTTATGCTTACCAAGCACCCAATGTAAATATCTATGACGTGGCATCTGAATTAGGTGCGGCAATACTTGCGACACCAAAAACAGGCAATGTTTACGAAGGCATAGGCCGTGGTTTTTCAGGCGTGTCAGCAAGGATTAGAGCGAACAAAGAAGCAAACGCAAAAGCGAATCAACAGGTTGCGTTACAGGCTGCAAACTTAGCCATGCAGGATGAGCAGAAAGCACAAGACTACTTGCAAAAGTATTCGCTTGAACTACTTAAAATGGCTAATGATCCCGGCGATCTAATTACTATCGAGTTTGATGAGATGGTGCCTAGCACAGACGAGGCAGGTAACCCGGTATTAGACGCCGATGGTAATGCAGTGATGGTTGCCAGTGGTGTTAGAAAACAGGGTACGTTCAGAGACAACATGACAAACAGGTCCACCATCAACGACTTGTTAGAAAGCAAAAACGGTATCAAGATTAGTAGCCCCACCACTGTTTTTAATACAGGCGAGACTGGCGACAAAGAATACATCAAGGCAATGATTAAAAACGAAAACACCATCACAGAAGAAGCTAGATCTGCTTCTGGTGTTATTGATCAGGTCAAGTATGCAAGAGGCGTAGCAGAGGGTATCGGCGAAAGTGGTTACGGTCCACAGGAAGCGTTCTTGTTACCAATTAGAAAAATACTTGTTGGCGTTGGTCTAGACGGTATGATCGACAGCGGTAAGGTTGGCGATCAAATATTGATGAACCAGCTAGGCATCGGTTTTGCCATGGCGATTGTAGGACAGACTAAGGGTGCTATTTCTAACCGTGAAATGGAAATGTTCTTGGCAGCATCGCCGGTCCTGACAAGCACCTACAACGGTTTCATGAAGCAGCTAGACTACTTAGAAAGAATTGCAAAAAGAGCCGAAGATTACGCCATTGATTACGCTACTGAGGCTGACAGGCTTGAAGATTCTAATATGTCCAAGGCCAAACAGAAAAGAGCCTTAGACAGATTTGCAGCTACATGGCAGCGCAACAACCCCATATTCGATCCTGAAGAGTTTGAAACACTTGGTGGTGTTGCTAGAGGCGATGCCGAAGCAATCAACAAATTAGGTATTGGTGGAGAAGGAGCTGGCCTAGCTACAGGATTCAACGTCAATGACAGCATACAACAGTACAGACAGATACAGTCTGCAAAAGAAATTACTGGCGGCACAGCTGCAACACAACAACAAATAACTGTTACCTCTGAGGATTTGGCGGAACAAATCAATAGAGACACCACCATAGATTCTGAGGCTAAAAAAGAAAAGCTACAAAGAATGTTAGACGGCGGACTTGCAGTGCCTGATTACCTCATACAAAACTTTGGGCTGACGAAGTAAACATGGCTGAACCAAACTACGACGAACAAATACAGCAGCTTCTGCAACAGTCTATGCAGAACCAGCAGCAAGAAGACCGTGACTTCATGGACTACGGTCTAATGAAAGCAAGAGGTAATTTGTTTTTCAGTGATGACGCTATGCTCGAATACTTCGCGTCAGAAAAGTTTCCTGATGATCCGTCAGCCGTTGCACGTTTTAGATACAAAGACGGCGAGCTGATCTACACAGACTACGACGGATCCACAAAAAAAGTGTTTGAACCCGGCGATGATGTCGGCTGGTTTGAAAACTATGTGTTCCCAAACATTGTGCCTGCATCAACATTTGTTGCAGATGTTAGTGGTGGCATGGCCGGTGCTACGGCTGGATTCAAAAAAGGTTTGGATCTCTCTAAAAACATTAGGCACCCGCTAGGTAAACTGGCAGTAACATTAACCACCACAGCAGCTGGTGGATTTGGTGGCAACTATGTAATTGGTGGTGTGGCCAGAGGCGGACGCGAAGCGTTGATAGATATGTTCTACAACCTGCCGCCAGAAGAGATTAAAGCCGCACACGATGACTTGCTTATGTCGTCTGGTTTTTCAGCAATACCGTTTGGTGCTGGCCCAGTCAGAAACGTCGTCAATAAGTTTGTCGGCAAAGAGGACAACCTAAGATATTTGATGACCTTGCGAGAAACCAATCAAGGCATCATTGATGAAGCAGCTAAGATGGGCGTAAAGCTTACCCCGGCTGAAGCTTCAGACATTGGTTCTAGAGCCATAGGCATACAGTATTACCTCACCAGACAGCCACAGATCGAATCTATACGCAGGTTTTACGATAACCGTGCTACTAAGACTAGAGAAGCAATCGAGGCCATGGCAGACAGCTTTGGCAGCATGACGCAACAGTTTGGCGATGTGAACGCCAGAGTAGCGGCAGCTGGTAAGCAAGCAATCGAAAGGCTTGCGTCAAAACGAAAAGAAAGAGCTACAAAGCTATACGACTCAATTCGTAACGCACCAGAACCTGTGCTTGTGGACACGGCACCTATAATCAAAAAGATTGATGATCAGCTGGCAAACACAGAATTAGATCCTGATGTGGTTGAGTCGCTAACAGCTTTTAGAAAGTTGTTGTTCGATTCAGAAGATAACCAAATACAGAACATGATGGCACTGCATGATCGTAGGGCCGGATCAATTGAAAACCTAATCAAAGCAAATATAGGAACAGATCAAGGTTCTAGGCTTATCTCATTACGAGAAGATTTGACTACTTTGTTTGATGCAGCAGACGACACGTATCGTTTGGCCAGAAGAGTATACGATCCTACAAAGCCAGCTTTGCAAATGGTAGAGCGTTCAGCGATAGGCAAGCTTTCCAGAGTTATGACTGACAAAGCAAGCGCCAGAGCTGTTAAAGATTTATTTGATCCAAACGTATCAATACAATCTGTAAGAAATGCCAAGCGTATTCTGCGAGCTGTAGACCCAGAAGCTTTTATGGACGCTAAAAAGTTTTTCATCATAGATAAGCTTGATGATTTGATGCGTCAAAGCATTGATCAAGGCATACCTCAATTCCAACAATTCTTTGCAAAAAGCAAAACAAATAAGCTCATGCAAGAAATATTAGAGCCAGAAGAGTATGCAAACTTTAGCCGCATGATCGAGCTGGTTGGCAAAGCCATGCGCGTATCAAAAGGCGGATCAGATACACAGCCATTACAGTTAATTGAAAAACAGCTGATGGAAGACACAGCTGGTTTAGGCATGAGGACTGCTAGATTCTTGTTAGCCGGTGTACGTTTACCGGGAAGAATATTCCAAGGCACAATTGGCGATGACATGCTTCGTAGTATTAACATGAAGCAAGCAGACGCCTACTATCAAACTTTGGCTGATGTCTTGTTTGATCCTGACTCTGTAGCCGACATACAGAAAGCTTACAATTACCTAGATGCTTTTGATTACGGCGTAAAACAAACCGTTACCAGAGGTGCTGCTGAGGGTGTTGATGCAATCACATCTGAAGATGAGCCATATACGCCTACACAGGGCCAACTTGATGAGATGATTCAGCAAAGGATTGAACAATCCCAAGAGCAGCTAAACAATCCACAAAGCTCTTTGGATGTAGATCTTTTCGAGGACGGGCTACCGGGACAGACTGGGGCGCCATTAAACTTTGATCCTGCAATGTCTCCGACTATTCTGCCAAGAGACGAAGACAGAGAACTAGCCATGCGAATGAGGGCCAGACGATCTGGCATCGGCGGACTGGTTTAACTTTCTAGCTCAAGCTCACCCTGCGGCTCAGACTCATGAGCTAAGATCACAGCGCTATCTACGTCGTAATTAAACTCATAGCCCATGTATTGCTCGCCATCTACCTGTATGACTAGGTTACGCGAGATCAAACGCATAAGCGCAGCTTGGTGGTGTAAGGTTAATCTTGAAAACAAGTCTATAACTTCTTTTGCTTCAAGCACCGGCTGATAAGTCTGGGGTACAGACTTCTTACGTTTGAAGAGCTTCATGCGCTAACATGCTCGCTGAACAGCGATTTATGCTCCCTTTCGATCAATACCTTTAACTGGTCGATCTTGGTCCTGCGCTCACTGTTACAGATGTCTTGCAACATGTTGTAAGTACGAACATCAAGAGCCAAAGACTTACGAGTCTTCGGGTTTACTTCTTGTTGTATGTTATCCATATTACTACTTTAATAAGTTATAAGTGTGGATCATTTTATAAAAATTTGCGACAATATGCAAACTTATGTATCAATTAAAGAATTACATGTTGTCCATGCAATCGCATTGGATGATCAACCAGAACACGTATCAGGCGGTTCAGGACTCTCTCCCCATCATAACTAAGTATGCAGCACAGCAGGGTGTCGGTAAGATGAAAAAGACGCCCATACATAAGATGTTGAGCAACCCCTTTCCAGAAGTGTACACCATGCCGATATTCAGGCGCAGCTGGTGCAAGATGATGTGTGAAGAAATTGATCACATGAAGAAGGAGTTTGGCTTTGAAGGCAATGAAGATGAAGACAGCTTACGCCAAATCCCAGAGATAGTTTTACGAGAGCGCTCCCCGGAGCTGTACCAGAACATGTGGTTTGTGGTTCGCAACATACTGGACCCTATCATTATGTCTATCTGGCAACGCAGCTGCCCGGATCCTGCCAGCATTCAAATAGCCAACTACAACCTCACAGAGAAGCAGCAGGGTAACTGGCACCATGATGAAAGCGCAGACATCAGTGTTGTTGTGCCGTTGAATACAGGCGAATATACGGGCGGTGGTACAGAGTTTCACAATCACGGCAAGCTCAAGCCATTACCTAATGGACACGCACTTATCTTCCCATCATTCACACACAATCACCGTGGCCTCCCGGTTGGCAAGGGTGATCGATATCTGCTGGTTTTCTGGTTATGCAACAAAGGCAGGGCGATTGAGCTGCTGCAAAATGCTCCATAATTAATTGTATATATTTGTATAAAAGTGTAGACATGGACACGGTAATGTTTATAATAGGGGGTGTAAGTTAAACAAACCGGAGATAAACATGACTCACAAAAAAGATATCAAGCAAGAGATTACTAACCAAATCATCGAGCTTATCAAAACCCACGGCACAGATTGGACAAAGCCTTTTGCTGATCTTGCTGGCTCGCCGCGAAACGCTAAGACTGGTCGCAAATACACTGGAGGAAATTCCCTTTGGTTAGGTCTACAGGGCCAAACTTATTGGGCAACTTATAAGCAGTGGCAAGAACTAGGCGCTCAGGTGAAAAAAGGTTCTGAAGCTACTTACATAACCGTCCCTCTTGTTATCAAAGACAAAGAAGATCCTACTAAAATCGTAAAAATATTGTTCAAAGGTGCTGCTGTTTTTTCAGCTGCACAGGTAGAAGGGTGGGACGAGCCTACTGTTGAGCGCCCTGATCTGACTGCAAGATTGGAAGGTGTTGATGCGTTCATAGCGGCCACTGAAGCTGACATTCGTTACAGCTCTGCTGGCAGAGCCTACTATAACCGTGTGGAAGATTTTATTCATTTGCCTAATCGTGAAAACTTTGTTGATACTGATACTTCATCGGCGACAGAAACTTTTTACGGCACTGCACTTCATGAGCTTGTTCATTGGACTGGATCAGCTGACAGACTAGATCGCAAAAAAGGTCTTGTGTTTGGTGATGAAGATTATGCTTATGAAGAGTTAGTGGCAGAGATTGGATCAACTATTTCTTGCACTGAGCTTGGGATTAGCCCGGTAGTTCGAGCTGATCACGCGCAGTACATTGCCAGCTGGTTACAAGCTTTAGGTGGCGACAAAAACTTTATTTTTAAGGCTGCGTCTGAAGCACAAAAAGCATTTGATTATTTAGATTCATTACAGCCAGCAAACAAGGAGGTTAAAGAGGCGGCGTAAATCAAGCCTAAAAAACAGGGAGCTTAGGCTCCCTTTTTTTTGGCCATCTGTTTATCGGTGTATTCCCGGTAGTTATCTTGGAACATCTTTTCCCACCATTGCTCCCAAGTAATCATTGACTTTGGTGTGCGTCCTCTTCGCCTTGTCCAGACCCACCTGGCAGCGCAAAGTTTCTTTTGCTCCGCCCAGATAGCTTCCTGATCGTTACCAGAGATCGCCCAGCTCCACTGTTTGTGTGCCGGTGATGTTGAATGGCTTGTAGTCGTCGTTATCTTTGCAATCCAACAACGTCTTGAGCGCTTGCTCATTCTTAGCCTTGCCATACTCTATGGCTTCATCAGACAGCGTATAAACCGCAAAAGGATATGGGTGTAGCTTCTCTTGAGCCAAGAACATAAACTGCTCTGCTGGCAGATTTGAGGCCCTAGCAGCCTCTAAATACAGTGCAGCTTGCATGTAGTAATTGAAACTGTTGATAGCGCTTTTGAAACCTCTAGGTGATGCGTCACGCGCAGTTTTCAGATCCCAGACATTCTTACCGTCGTACCAGTCAAACCGTGCTTTGAATGGGTGGTTATGCCAATAGAAACAAACAGTTAACTCGACCTTATCAGTTCCACGTGGAACATATTCTTCGACTACAGCTCGGCGAGCCATGCACACGTCGTACATGTCTTGCTTGATAGCTGTGCGGTCACCTATCCCGGCCTTGAAGTCTTCATACTCTTCTTTGCCTGCCTTGGTCCTGCGGTCCACATTTGGTTCGATCACAAACTCTTCGTCAAACTTATCCAGCTCCAGAAACAGAGTGTGTTGTACCCGGCCCTCGATTAGTGCCGGTGTTTCCTTCATTGGTCCTTGGTGCTTCCAAGTGTAGGGACACTTGATTACAGAGGTGAGGTCATGAGATCTAAACGCCTCAATCTCTGCATACTCTGGATACGATACGTTTTCGTAAATGCCTACTTTAAACTCCATGATTCCCCCTTGGATCCTCACCGGCAGCTCGCTTGGTATACCAGCTTGCTTTTGCCAGATCAGTATCCGTGGCGCCTTGTTTCTTGCCAGCACGCCATAAATATTTGAACGCATTGATCTTTGCATAGACACGCACTTGGTCTTCACCAAACGCGCTCACCATGGCATCAATGCATTCGATGTCGCCACTCAAATAGTGGCTAGGTGAATTGACTACTTGGTCAATCTTCTTCGGTCTGCCTCTCTTCGCCATTTTCTTCTTTCCTCTCTAATAGCTGACGGATGATTTCCAGTATCTCCTCGGCATCATCCTCGTCAAATTCGATTATTATTTTCTTACCCATAAGTATTGCTAGGAGACACGCACCCCCGATGTCCGGCCCGGAGATGGAACACCACACCAGCGAGTGCGGTCCCTATTCGCAAAATCATTTAGAAGGGTACGTCTTCTTCTTCTTCGGGTTCGTCGTCTTTTGCAAGATCCGCCAGACCGCCAGATTCAGCAGCTGGTGCTGGTGCTGTTTGTGGTTTCGACGCGCCTTTTGTTTTAGCGGCTTTCACTTCCATCGATTCTTCGATCATTTCTTTCATCCAATCTGGCATGTCATCCCAGACATCACACATTTCTTTTGATGCCTCGTCGGACTCTCCAGTAAATTCTTTGGAGTAAATATCGATATCAAAGATTACCTGATCGTTTTCAGTTTCTACTGCCTTGACTCCGCCTTCTGGTTTGTAGATACCCTCGACAGCTGTGCCGGTGCCTTTATTATCACTTTTTTGATAAGTGACTACATCAAACTCACATGTTTTGCCTAGTAGCTTAGTAATATCGAAGCCTGCTATCTCTTCGTCGGTAAATTTTTTACCCCTCCAAGATTTCAACTCAAGGAATAGTGTGGCGTTTTCATTCATCGATGATGTGTATTTTTTTGAGATACTAAAACGACGCCCGTCTTCCATCCTTAGTTCATCCCAAAATTCATCCCCGTCCTCGCCCATTTGCATATGGGTTACTTCCCAATACAGGTAAACTAAAGTACGAGGCTTTGGCTTACCGCCTTTAAAACTTTCCAGCCTTGTTCCTGCATCGACTATCTTGTAACAGATAGCTTTGTATCTCCCTGCGTCGAGACTTTCGTAGTCTCCACCCCTGTTCGTTATTGTTAATCCCATTTTTGATCCTCCGGTAATTGATTACTTTTTATAAATGTGTATGATATTGTACACAAATGAATATATAGAGCAAGTAGGGATGTCACTAAAGATTAAGAAACCAAACCAAAAAAACTTCGAGAGGCCTTTTTCAGGGGATGTGCGAAGCGAGTTTCTTAATTTCTTATCTCAGAATGGTTTAGAACCGGATCCAAAGAAAGGATTAGTCGATGATGGCAGTGTTGGCAGAGCATACATTAATGTAGGCAACGCACGCAAATTGGTGGGTTGGTATCAGTTATGGACTGATCAAGCCGTGCCTTTTGGCCGCATCGGTGATTACAGGATCTCAGCTACCGACCCGGTAGCTATGTTTAAGCCAGAGCATCAGCAGAAGTACAAAATGACTGATGAGCAGAGAGAAGAAATTAAGGAGTTACAAAGACAAGCCGAAGTAAAGAAGGCTGAGAATTACAATAAGGCAGCGAAGCGAGCGCAGTCAGCATGGGAGCGCGGACTCCCGGTTGAGCGCCATCCTTATCTAGAGAAGAAGGAAGTCTTGGCTTACGGCCTGAAACAGAACGAGCAGGGCGCTCTCATGATACCCATGTACGACGCCCAGATGACCATTGTCGGAATCCAATACATAAGTGAAGACGGCAGCAAGAAATTTCTTACTGGTTCTAAAAAAAGCGGCAGCTTTTTCATACTAGGCAGTGAGATCCTCAAATCCAGTGACGTAGTTAACTACGCCGAAGGATATGCAACGGCGGCATCCTACTATGCTGACTTCAGTCAACCAGTCGTCGTTGCATTTGACGCTTACAACTTGTCGCCTGTCGCAGAGGTGATGTTCGAGTATTTCAATGACCGCATGCATAAATTCATCGCGGACAATGATCCAGAATCCAACACGGGTGAAAAGGAAGCCGTCAAAGCGTGTCAGGTGATACGTGGCAAGAACGGCCAAGCCGACGTGTGGATGCCTGAGACTAAGGGCGACTACAACGACCACAAGAACGCAACGAAGGCGCTGGAAGGTGAGCTGATGCCTACGTTGAAGAACATAGACATCCCGGTTGAGTATGACTTCAGCAAAAGCTCTACCGGCAGATACCTTAATACTAAAGAGAACATACAGGGCGTGCTGACGGTGCAAGGCATCCGGGTGGTGTACAACGTGATCAAGAAGGTCATGGAAATCGACATACCCAATATGAAATTCATCGATGACCTTAAAGAAGATGCCTCGCTGATCGAGATTGAAAATCGCTGTATCAACATGGGCATACCGCACACCAAAGTATCGGACTATCTCAAGGTGCTGGCCAAAGAGTACAACCCAGTAAAAGAATGGATGGAATCACGGGCATGGGATGGCCGCAGTCGCATACAAGAGTTTCTGGATACAATCGGATCACCAGAGAACGAGGCCCTCAAAGAGATGCTCATGAAGAAGTGGCTGATAAGCTGCTGCGCGGCAGCGTGTGAACCGAATGGAGTGGAACTCGAAGGCATCCTAGTGTTTCAGGGCGCCCAAGGATTAGGTAAGACGCTGTGGTTTAAGCGTCTTGCCAATTACGAGAGCGGTTGGCTCCTAGAGGGCGCCACACTAAACCCGTCTGACAAAGACAGCGTTAAGCGAGCTGTAAGCCACTGGATCGTAGAGCTTGGAGAGATAGAGTCTACCTTTAAGAAGAGTGATATCGACCAGCTGAAAGCATTTGTGACGGCCAGAAGCGATGAATTGCGTCTGCCGTATGACCGAGGCTTCTCACGATACCAGCGACGCACAGCATTCTACGCCAGTGTAAACGCACGCGAATTCTTGACGGACACGTCAGGCAATCGAAGATTCTGGGTAATTCCAGTGCGTGCAATCAACTTCAATCACGGTATCGACATGCAACAGCTCTGGGCGGAAGTCAAAGAGACTATGTATGTACCGGGACAAAAGAATTGGTTCTTATCTCCAGATGAACGGGAGATGTTGAACGACTCAAACGAGATCTACCGCACACAATCGAGTGTAGAAGACTTATTACTAGAACATGTGCGGTTCAGTAGCAAACAAACCGATGCAGTACAGATGACCAAGCTACTCAGGGACCTAGGCATTGCAAATCCTAGGATGCCCGACTTTAAAGAAGCGTCACGGGTACTGCATGAACGTGGCATTGAGCCAAGGAGATCAAATGGGAAAAAAGTATACGACCTCGACTATGACAAACCAGATGAAGGTGATGATGGAGGATACAAGAGCTATGGCGGTGGATATAACGACTGACGTTACCTTCCGCAAGGCCCTAGGCTATATGGCGCTGGGACTGAGCTATCTTGCGGCCATAATTGCAGTTATCCCGGTAGTCATATGGTTCGGGGCTGGACAGCTGGGCAGGAGGTTGATCGATGAATAGAAAAACAGCAAGAAGGACTAGGCAGGCCATGCTTAAGCGCTACGAGATCAGGAAGCAGCTGGAAGCTAAACAAAAGAAAGATGGGCAATCTAGATAAGTCAGCGGCCAGAGAAGCGCTTGCAGACGTAGGCGTCGGCTTCTTTATGGCGTTCCCGGTGGCCCTAGCCTGTCTTAGCTTCACCACCTACCTAGAACTGGGAGTGACAACTACAGCGGTCTTCC